TTGAGCTTCTGGTGTAATAGTTTTTGAAGCTACATTTATCATCAAACGTTTAATAATGGAATCTTCTTCTATTGGTGCAACTATCGCACCAATATCAGCGTCATATCTCCAACTACGTTTTAAAAATGTAACATCGTCAATATGAATAAATGGAATTGATGCTGTTTCTTTATCCGCCATAGTATATTTAATACCTATTTTAGCTAAAGTATCTTGAATAGTAGTATGATCCATGAAGGTGCATTCAGGTGAAATTCCCATCACATTATCATCACCATAAGTCATTAAAGAAACTTTCTCTTTAAAATCGTTACAGTGTTTTTCTGGATTCAAAACTGTGTAACAATAACGTATATACAGTGAGTTCACTATACCATTTAAAATAACAGTAAGTGGATGGCCAGAAGGATTGGTACCATAAAATGACATTAAATCTCCATTGAAATCTATCAGTGGAAAGCATGTATCTTCAGCAATACTATGAAGAACTTTCATTTCTTCATCATTATAACCAGCTGCTTTACAAATATTTGACAAAACTTTAAATCCAGCTAACATTAAGTTTGCAGGCATACTTTTATCAAATGAAGCATAATCTCCAGCTACCATACGATGTTTACCAAATTTGGTTAAATAGTCATGGATTTCTTCCCATTCCAAAGATTGAGCTATTGTTCCAGGTCCACATTCAAAAACAAAACGGTTATTCTACATAACACGTATCATTGATAAATAATATTTTCTGACAACTATTGTATAATCAATAGGTGCCCCCGTAAAAACACGAGTCTTCTTCATTTTAATTTTCTTAAAAGAAGTAGGTTCATCTTTAAGATGGGCAGAAAATACTGGCATGAAACGCTCACCTTGTTTATATTTATTCTCACAAATACGAACACGGTCCATAATTTCATCATCTAGAGCAATAGGATCTTGTAATCCATTCACAGGATCAATGGGGTGCAAAAAATATTTTTTTGATTTTTTCCATGGATACCCAGCACTAGAACTCCGATTAATAGAGTCTACGTAGGATATACCTGGAGCACCGTTGATAGCAGTAATATCATCATAAACATGTATCATATCTAAATCTTCTTGAGTCAATTGTGATAGTATATCATGTGTAAAAGAATCTACACATGAGTCAACTATCTCTTGATTAAATTCAGATACAGGTTGTGTCATATCAAGAAGAGCACGTCGCCATGGTTCCCAGCCAGTCATGATTGGAGCACCATAGTCCAATGTGTATCCTCTTTTAATAAGAGAATCATGTAAGATATTTTTCTTAACATTTGATTTATGTTTTGGACGAAAACCTTCAAATGAAGCATGTACTAAAGCACACCAATTCTGAACATATCGAACTGGACTCTTGAAGTGCACTGGACCTGTAGGTCTACTAACACTCGATGTACTAAGCAAAGGTTCACTTGATTGAATTAAAGTAGATGAAAATGTTTCAGTAACTTTTTCCAAAAATTGTGATGTAATCACTAAAGCTCCACATTTCTCACCATTACCAACTATATGTATACCTAATATTATAGGTCCATATGCTGATTGACTAATGAGTATGGAACCACAATCACCTACATTAGTAGGTACTTCTGTAACTCCCATCCAAAGATCACTGGTTATTCCAAGATCAGATATTTCAAATGGTCCACGCTGTATATTATGCACATTTCGTTTAACTATATTTCCCTTTCTTTCACGAGTAATATATATGCCTTTGTGAGTACCTTTCAGTGACTCTTGCATAAAAAGTGGTATAATATTTTTCTTAGGTGGAATATTATTAATTTCTATGAAACATAAATCTTTATCTTTATAACGTTTGACTTGTGATTCAACGACTTTAAAAGTTGTGTTACCATTAACACCTTCACAATGTAAATAATTAATTATTGTTAAATGCATGTCATCAGTTAAAAGAGGAATGCCATGATTGTTAAACATGTACAAATGTCCGCCAATACACACACCCGATGTTGTCATCGTGCGTGTTCTACCATCATCAATGTTTTCAGTAACTATGGCACTAACACAATTATTTTCTAACTTCGAAGTAACCGTAGTAAAATCTAAACCTTTCATTGATTTAGTTGTTTCTGATGTATCGAATGGTGTTGTCTCATAATTATCTTTATACCAAACATTATCTCGTTCTTTTGATGAAGATTTAGGTGGAACACCTGTTTCAGTCTGTGGACTAGCTTGAACCTCAGATTTAACTGAAAATATATTCAAGAGAGTAGAACCTACTTTATACATAATAAGTGCTGATGCACTTAAAGCGACTATATTCTTATAGCGTGTATCAATACCAATTTTACTTGATACTTTATTACCTATATTCTTAAAAATGTATCTTAAAACATCAGCATCCATTTGATTATAAAGAAATTTAAAATGGAAAAAAGAACCAAAATAATATATTACAAATAATCGAAATGGCCACACTTTATAATATAAAAAGAAAAAGAAAAATAATAAAAAAGTTTTCAATTTTTCCATAAAATTAACTTTAAAATGAGGTTCTTCGATACTATCCAAACCTCGTTCTTGACGTATTTCCGCTCTGCGAGATAAAATATTATTTAATCTCATGTCTGCGGTCTCATTATCAGATTGTAATACACATTTACAATGTTTTGTTGGTCTATGACAAACATCACATAATTTAATTTGAGCCATATTTGTCTTACAATTGCTCTCCTTATTCTGAATCACACTATATTTTAGTGCTTCTTCAGAAAACCAATCAAGAAATTCATAGATATTATCAAATTCAGCAATCGTTTCAAATTCAGCATGTTGATTTATAGTACCTTTATTCAATTTATTTGGTTTGACTGCTTTCACAGTCAATATCCAGAAATCTGGATAATCCCCATCTTCAACACTTGGCACTAAAGAACCATCTAACATACATTTATCTTTTGAATATTCATCCTTAGGTCTAACATCAATCACAAATGGCAATCTACGTTGTATGGCCAAAGGACATGAAAAATAATATTTTGCATTCAAATGTGGAGTATTAGTTGTAGCCAACACTAATCTTGCTAACATAGGTGTTTTACCTTTGTCTTCAAGAGCAGCTTGTGTTGGAACAAATGGTACTGAATTAATAACCTGTAACATTTCTAACATCGAAGGATCACCTTGTGGAGCACTGGATGGTAACATAAAAGCTATATCATCCATACGAACACACCATTGTGTCGAATTAAAATTTACCCAAAAATCATCAACGTGATTTCTAGTATACATATATTCACTATCAGTAGGTATTTTAAATAATTTTCCATAATGATGGAATAAAATTTGAGTCAATGTAGATTTTGCTACACTTGAGCCTCCCGATAAGCACACAGCAAATGGTGCTTGTCTTTCCTTTTGTGAAGATCTTTTCGAAATTTGATCAGACAAAAGTAATTCCATTTCAGCTAAAGCACGTGTTACATGAAACTTTGAAGTGTCATCTAATGTGCTAGCATATTTTTTCATACTTTGACCTTGATCAATCACATCTCGTAAATCAGCGAGAAATGAAAATTTATCAAAACCATGAGGTTCTGGATTGGCTAAAAATTGAGATTTTCGTTTCAAAACGAAAACTTTTTCCAACCATGCACTATATGCGCTACCATCATGGAAAATAGAATCCATTGAACCAGTACGCATATATTGTTGACCTCGTTCACATATAAATACAATAGTATCTACTATACTGTGAACGAAGTCCACACGAGAATGATATCTCTTATGTATGGCTTCTTGTTGCAAACGTGTAAAACGTAATTTATCCATAGTTAAGCCCATATCAGAAAATATGGACATGGATAAAGCATACATTGCACATTTGTACAATTTTTTGAACAAACCACTGTC